TGCTGCGCTACTTGCTGCTAACTTTCAGTTCGTTGGCGTAGAAATCGACGTGTAGTAAGTGGAGTACGTTACGTGGCTGATATCATCACTCCTAACGCTAAATTAGCACTCATTACTCCTACCAGAAACAACTGGTCGGACGCTGCTAATAAGAATTTTGAAGCGATTGATGCTATTGTTGGCACGTACTTCATTATTAATCAGTTGCGGGGGCCGTGGACTAATTCTACGGCTTACGCTGTAAATGATGCTGTAATTGATTCCGTTACTAGTTCTGTTTGGACGGCACTAGTAGCACATACTTCTGGTGCTACTCCTACTACGTTTGCGCAGGATCGTGCTGCAAATAGTTCGTATTGGGCAACGTATGCTGCACCTGCTACGGCTCGTGGTGTATGGACTATCAATACACAGTACAAGTTGAATGATTTTGTTGTATCAGGCGCACAGTACGCTATCTGTATAGCTACGCATACATCAGGAGCTACGTTTGCTGCTGATTTAGCGTTGGGCAAATGGTCTGTATTGATTGATCTGTCTACAGTCAGCAGCACAATCATGCCTGCGCCTAGTGGCGGTGATGCTAATAAGTTTACGGTAATCAATGGTACGGGCAGTGGTTATACGCTGGTATCATCGAGCAGTGCATTGTCATTGTTAGGTGGCACTAGTATTGGTATCGGTGTATTGCAAGCAGCTTCTACTGCGGCAGCGCGTACTGCGATCAATGCTCAGATTGCTGGTAGTTACCAAGCACAGTCTACGTATCTGTCTGGTATTGCTGGTCTTGCTGTTACTGCTAATACGTTTCCCTATTTTAATGCTGGTTCTACTGCATCACTAGGTACAATCTCAACGTATGGTTTGAGTCTTGTTGATGATGCAAATGCTGCTGCTGCACGTACTACACTAGGACTTGGCACTGCGGCTGTAACGGATACAGGCACAAGTGCAGGAAACACTGTAGTACTTAATGGCAGTGCTCAACTTCCTGCTGTTGATGGTTCGTTGCTCACTGGCATTGCTTCAGCATGGGAAACTGGTGATCTTTCTATCAGTATGCGTACGACGAAAGGTACGGGCTGGGTACTTATCAATGATGGCTCTATCGGCAATGCAGCTAGTGCAGCTACGATGCGAGCGAATGCTGATACGTCTGCACTCTTTACATTGCTATGGACTAATTGTAGTGATGCATTGTGCCCTGTTTCTACTGGTCGTGGTGCAAGTGCTGCGGCAGACTTTGCAGCAAACAAGAGACTGACTCTTACACCTATGCTTGGTCGTGCATTGATTAATGCTGGTGCGGGCAGCGGTCTTACTACACGTACACTTGGATCGGCATTTGGTGCAGAAACAGTTAGTGCTCCTGTTGTAAGTCATGATCACTCAGCATTGCGTATTATTGGAACTTCTCCAAATAATAATTATACTGGTGGCGTTGATTCTCCAGTCAACATGCTTACTGATGCTAGCTTTGATAGTGGAGGTGTAACAGGAACTACCTCTAGCGGTACTAATCCAATGAGCGTAGTTCAGCCGAGCGTCGCTGTAAACGTGTTCATTCACCTTTAAGGAATAATGAACATGATCACTGAAAAATCTGAGAAAGTTGCTTGGTTGAATCAGATCAGTCTCGGAAATGCATTAACTATCTTAGGCGGTATTATTGCGGTTGGAATAATCTATGGCACTACACTTACGCGAGTACAAGCAGTAGAGACTAAGATAGAGCTAAATGAGATTGCTGATCGCAAATCGGCAGATTCAATAAACATTATGAAAGAAAGAGCGTCTGAAATTTCTACGGAGCAAAAATCATTTCGACGTGATATAGATCGCATCAGCGAACAGCTTACACGAATTGAAATCTTGCTTCGTCGTCCTGTCTCGCCAAGTCCGTAGGAGATTCTTATGGCATTTCTAGGTGTTGCGGCAGTGATTCCTTCCATCATTGGTATTGCTGGAGGCGCAATTGATAAAGTCATTGACCACTACCTTCCGGATGCTCAAAAGGCGGCAGAGTTTAAGCTTGAGGTCTACAAGTCACTACAGGCATCTGACCTCGCACAGATCGATGTCAACAAAACAGAAGCAGCAAGTAGCAGTGTCTTTGTTGCAGGATGGCGTCCTTTTATTGGCTGGGTTTGCGGTGGTGCATTGGCTTATCAGTACATATTTCTACCTATCAGCATCTATGTCGCGACTCTGATTAATGAAAAGTATGCTACTGTGCTACTGAATGCTCCGAAGCTGGATGATAATCTATGGCAGCTTCTTATTGCAATGCTTGGCATGGGCGCACTGCGTTCGTTTGATAAGTATCAGGGGACTTCCAAGTGAAGATCAGCGATCAGGGAATTGCTCTGCTCATTGAGCGTGAAGGCAAGCGGAATGCTGTATATCTAGATACCGAAGGCTATCCGACTGTGGGCGTTGGTCATATGGACCCTACACTTGTAGTTGGTGACGTATGGACTGATGAACAGGTAGAAGAAGCATTCCGTAAGGACATTGAACGATTTGAAGTAGCGCTGAATGACAATCTTACTGTGGATTTGCAACATTATCAGTACGATGCACTTCTGTCATGGCTGTTCAATGTTGGTGCAGGCTGGGCATCTAGAGCTACATTGATGAAACTAGTCAATAAGGAAGAGTTTGAGAGCGCAGCCGCTGAGTTTAATAAGTGGCGCATTCCTCCATCAATTATTACTCGTCGTAATGGCGAGCGTGAGCAGTTCAAAGGCACTAAATTTGTGGCTAGGTGCTAGTGTGTACACCGTACGCGATGCACGAGACATTGAGGTCTTTCAGCTAGTAGACATCAGTAAATTGGTGCTGGCTGAGAGTCCTACATACAAGGACATGATATTTGATGCAGAGAAGAGCGCGAATTATATTTATAGCGCAATTATGAAGCACGATGGTTGGTTCTTGCGTGTAATTGCTGATGAGAATAATCGTATAGTTGGTGGATTGCTTGGGTGCATGGAAACTACAGTATTTGGACCTGACAAGATTGCGTACGATGTAACAATCATGATGGAAACTGCACATCGCGGTCGTTGTGTTAAGCAACTAGTACAGGTCGTACAGGAATTCAAGCAGTGGGGCATCGATAACGGTGCTAAGCTGATTAAGTTAGGCGTATCTTCTGGCATCAATATCGAGAAAGCTTCAATGTTCTTTGAGCATATGGGATTTGAGCGTATTGGTGCTTTGCACGGCTTTAAGGTAGGAGAATAACATGAGTGGTGGTGGCGGTGGTGGTGGTGGTTATCAACCAGATAACAGTCTAGCTATTGCTCAGTTGGCAGATCAACGCGCTAGAGAAGATCAAGCTCGTCGTGATGCTGAAAAGAAAGCTGCAGAAGAAAAATTCATCGTTGATCGTGATGCTGCATATGCTGCTGCTCAGGGAACGGGTCGTGATGTACTAACTGGTCGTGGCTTGGACGCTACTGAGTTTGAAAGTATCATTAATCGTGCATTGACAGATCAGAAAGCGCGCATTCCTAGCGGCGATCTTAATCCTGCATCATACTTTACTACTGATATTATCAATAATGCACTGACGCAAGAAGAGAATCAGCGCCGTATTCGTAATACGTCTCAAGTGAACAATGAATTTGCTCCGGGATTTGATCGTTCGTATATTGCAGATACTGCTGATGATGCATACATCAATGAATTGCTTACGGGCCAGAGGAATCAGGCTACTTCAGCACTAGACTTTGCGCGTAAGCGTGGACAGTTGAATGATGCTGGATACAATAGTGCGATGGGTAAGTTGACGGAGCAGGAGGGTGGCGCTAGGTCTACGCTTGATACTCTTGGCTCTAGTGTACTCGGCAAGAATCGTAGCAGTCTGAGTGGCATTCGTGATAGGGCCAGCACTGGCGCTAATGCATACTCTCTTGGTGGGCCGTCGTTCAGTCTTGACCCTTACAGGCAGGAATTGACTAGTGCTGTTGAAGGATTCAACAAGAATCTCAAGGGTGACATTACTAATGCTCTTGGCGGTACGCAGTTGTTCAATGTGAATGACATTCTGCTGTCTGGTGCAAGGGCACAGGGACCACAGAATTTGACCACTACCAACGTACCGAGTATGTTGCCCAAGAAGAATAGTCAGACTGATCGCGGTCTTGGAAGCACTGGTCAATTCTAATGGACGGTGTACTGATCGTTGCTCATAAACATATTCCTGCAATGGATGCGCCTTCGGTACAGAAGGTACGTGATCTTGAGAAGGAATTGTTGAAGCTGCCGCAAGGACAGTACGATACTAATCATGTGATTCACGCAGGTATGTATGCACGTACATTGATTACTCCTCCGTACACGTTGATTACTGGCGCACTGATTAAGATACCTACTATTCTAATTACTCATGGTGAGATTACTGCGTACGTTGGAAATGGTGTAGTGCGACTGCATGGATATAATGTATTGCCTGCTAGTGCTGGTCGTAGGCAGGCTGTATTCTCACATGATACTACAGCATATTATACTATGATGTTTCCTACTACACACAAAACTGTCGAAGAGGCAGAAAAACAATTCACGGACGAGTATGATTTGCTTGCTTCTCACAAAGATGAGAAGTTTAATTATACCGTAGTTACGGGAGAATAATATGGCAGGTTGGGTCGCTGGCGCATCATTGGCCGGCTCGCTACTGTCTACAGGCGGATCGCTACTATCTGCTAGTCAGCAGCAGGGTAATCAGCAAGCGCAATTGGCACAGGCACAGCGTAATTATATGCTGCAGAAGCAAATTGCGGAGCAGCAACAGCGTATGGCTGAAGCTGGTCGCACTGATGCTGCTGGTAATCGAGTGTATTTTAACGGCAAAGATTGGGTAACTGAACCTACTGCTGCCACTAAGAGTATTATTGATGCGTCGCAAGCTAACGAACGCGAACAACAGGTAAAGGGTGGTACTCGTCGTGAGCTTGGACAAACAAACAACTTCGCTTCAAGAGGAAACGCAGCTAATGAAGCTGCCTCCGTGCTTCGTCTCCTACGTGATCGCGTCGGAGCGCCTACCGAAGAGGGAGTTAGAGGTAGAGGTGCTGTTGCAGCGGCTACTGAAGCAGGGTCGAATAGAGATTCGCTAGTTGATGCTGTTGCTCGCAATACTATTCGCAGTGGTGCTGGTGCTAGCAATACGGTTAGTAGGACGTTGGATGGTATCGAGTCTGGCGCTGCTGATAATCTGCGTACTGCACTTGCTAAGAATGATGCTGTTGCACCTGAACAGTATCGTGTTGCTAATGAAGGCTGGGAGACTGGCAGACTCAATAAATTCAATCCGCTGAATGCTGTCGGTAGCAATATCACTGATGCACCGTTTGCTCCTACTCAGGTGGGTGCGCCTATTGATGCATCGCTGAATCAAGCTGCTGCGTATGGTGCTAGTACGTCTGGCAAGAATTCTACGGCACTGAATCAAGGCTCTGCATTGATTAATGGCGTACAGCAGACACCTATGCCGTGGGGTAGTGCTATTGGCAGCATCACTGATGCAGTTAAAGCATACATGAGCACCAAGAAAGATAAGTATGATTGGGACGAACGTGATCTTGCGAGAGGCATGTAGCCATGACTGTATCTACTAGACTTACTGCTCCCAACTATAAAATCTTTGAACCTGATGCGCTTGATGCTGTCTATGCTAAGGGCAATCTTGACCCTATCATGGGCGGTATTTCGTATGCATTTGGCAGTGCTCACAAGCAGGAAGCAGCAAATAACCAACAGAACTATTTGGATAGCCAAGAGAAGTTCAATCGTATGGCTGCTGCTCTTGATGCTATGGAGATTGATAGCAAGACTAAGCAGAAGGCGATGGAGCTTGGCATTGGCTTGATTAAGGAAGGTGAGGACCCTACCAAGATCATTGGTGCGAGTAATGTGTACGCTAATCCTGCTGATAGTTCATTGCCTGCATTGAAGCGTGGTGAGTTGCAGGCTTCTATCAATGCAAAGAATTCTGCTGCATCTGCTAGTGGTAAGGAAGGTTACGATACTGTTCAAACTGTTACTACGCCTCCGGGCAGTAATCAGACAGTTACCGTGACACAGAAACGCAAGCCTGGAGTATTAGAGACTGGTACTAGTAAGGTTAATCCCGGTACTAGCACTCCTGTAGCACCTAATGCTAATGCTGGTGCTGTTAATGCGCAACAGATTCAAGCTCGTGCGGAAGCTGCTGTCGGTCGTGGTGCTAAGGTTATCGATCAGTCTCCTAGCGGTGCTACACTATGGCAGGGACCGAAAGGTACTGCTACATTCAAGCCTGATGGAACAATGGTACGGTAGTACACATGGTTGATTACACAATCGATCCTGCAAGACTTGCTGAATACGAAAAGGAAAGAGGTTGGGGACCTCTTAGCAATGCAGACTCACGTGTGATTGGTGGATATGTAGGTATGGGCCTTGCAGAGATTCCTGCATTGCCTACTACTATCTATAATCTAGCCGCTAAAGCTGTAAGAAATATTCCAGCTAACATTCCTCTTATCGGTCCTGCTGCGGCTGTATTGCGTACTGTAGGTACGAATGAAGAAGGCAAGATATACGGCGAAGAAGGTGCTGGCGAAATTAGTGACAGTATCAACAAGAACGCTAAGGATTGGGGTAGTAAGCTAGCAGGACGTGAGCTAGAGCCGGGACTGTTGAAAGACAATTCAACAATCGATAAGGTTGGTACGGTAGTAAACATTGCTACCAACATGATTCCGGTTGGTGGTGGTCCTATCAAAGCACTGGCAGATGGCGCTAAGAATATCAATACTGGCATCAAAGCTATTGATAAGACTGTGCCTATGCTGTCAGAAGCTGCTGGCTTCCTGTCTCCGTTTGTTCCGACTAATTCACCTAAGACGTTGATCGCTGCTAATCTTGGTATTGGTGGTGCGTTGACGGTTGCCGCTGATGTTGCAGAAGAAGCATTGTCGCCTAAGAAGATAGAAGATGATCCTGAATTGCAGCAGAAGATTCAACTGTTCCGGGAGCAGTGGGGTACGGTTAATACTGCTGTAGATCAGCAAGCTAAGGCTGGTGGCGACATTGCTGTCGATGGTGTTGGTGCTGCGTTTGATGCATCTAAGGACTTGGAAACGCAAAAAGCCATCGAAGCGTTCAGAGCTACTGATTGGAGCAATCCTGTAGACGTAGAGACTAAGAAGCAGAATGTAATTGCTGCTGGCTTGCCTGATCTTGAAGATTATAAGGGGGCTGCTCTTGGTGTTGCTGCTATTGGTATTGGTCTTGGTCTTGCATACACAAAACGTGCTGCACTGAATAACAAGCTGTCTGAGTTTATTGGTGGTAAAGAATTCAGCAAGATTGCTAAGGAAGATGCAGTCTCTAAGCCAAATGCTACGAACATCGGTGCCGGCGACATGTTCGCTACGAACACTGCTGACTACTCTATCCCTATTAAGCGTGAGTCACTGCGTCCCGAAGAAATGGGAGCTAGGGCTGAGAAGGTTGCTGCTGCATCGAAGGTACAGTTTAAGCATCTTGAAGAAGATGGTGTACTTGCTAACTCTAATGTGAAATTGAATCGTCCTCTTGCTGATTTTGTACGTGATGTGCAAGCACTTGGTAGTGATCCTGCCAAGTTGCAACTGTATCGTGATGCAGCTAATGCTGGTGCAGAGAGCAACAATCGCATTCGTATGTGGCTTGAAGGTGAGAGGCCAGTAGGCGTAGGTACGCGTGACGTTTCTGATCCTACGTTGATTGGTGAATACACTAACTATCTGAATACACAACGTCGTAAAGTTGCGCCGGGCACTGCTACTACACAAGCACAGTTGGACGCTATCGAAATGAAGTATTCATTTCATGGTCGTGATCCTGCTACTGATACTGTGCCTGCGTTTGCAGACTTGCTTGCTGTTCGTCGTAGAGCGTATGCTGATCCTGTAGTTGGTCCGTTGCTACAGGAACACAAGAATATCATGCAGAAGATCGGTCTTGATTACAGACTTGAGAAGGGACTGATTACTAAGAAAGAATACACTGATCTTAAGAATCTACATCCTGATTACTTTCCTGTTCGTATTGAAGGAAAGCATATGTCTGCGCTAGAGTTGTCGCAGACTGGTGGCAGACTGCATCGTGGTGATCCCATTAAGGAGTTGTATCCGTATATTCATGAGACTGTTACAGATGTAGCACATGCTGAATTGAAGCGTGCTGCTATCATGGAGTTGAAGGATAATGCTCGTAATGGTAATGCGCGAGCGATTGAGTTGCTTGGTCGTGATGATATCTATTCAAAGAACAAGTACAATAAAGATAAGATGGTAGAGTATCGTGACTATCAGGGCAATGCTCGTATGGTCGAGATACGTGATCCTGTGTATCGCTACGCACTAAGCCAAGGTGCTGGTAGTGCTGCATTGCGTTTGAATACTGGACTTGTCAAAGCACTTGCTGCACCGTCTCGTGTACTGGAAGCACTGACTACTGGCCCTATTACTGCGTTCGTAGGTGCGCCATTTGCTGCTGCTAATGCTGCATATGGTTCTGTTGCTACATTGATTAATCGTCCTGCTGGCACTGTTGCAGGATACATTGATAAGTTGGTACAGGATTACATATCCAGACCTATGGGTATGAAGTTTGGTGTTCGTGGTGATCCTACGTTCTATCTGCAAGTAGCTGCACAGATGTTGCCTAACATTACTGCTGTATTGGCTAAAAATGGCGCTGCTGCAATTGAATCTGTAGCACGTACGAATTCGTGGTTCGCTCCTGCTGCTGGTAGTGCAACTATGGATGCATTTGCTAAAAGTATGTCTAACTTTTACAAAGCATCGATGGTCAATCAGCTAGAGAAGCGTGGTTTGCATGGCGGCGCTACGCCTATGACTAGAGTAACGCAGCCTACTATGGCTGATCTAGAAGCATCACTTACTCCTGCGTCTAGAGCTAGTAAGGGATGGGCTGTTACTCGTGACTTCTTGCATGATGCATTTGGTGCTATTGGTAATGCTCCGCAGGCTGCATACTTGAAGCAGAACATGGGGCGTGGAATGCAAGAAGGTATTCTTACGTCGCGTGTACGTAATGTGATGGGTGATCCTGCTAAAGTTGGTCGTAGTGATCTAGTCAATCAAGGTGTATTGCTTACTCCTTGGGGCGGTGTAACTATTCAGTCGTTTTCACGATTTGCGCACGCTGTTCGTACTAATCCTACTGGTACTGCTGCTGCAATTGGTGCATCTGTAGCTATGCCTACGATGTTGATTACCAATTGGAATGCTTCTCTTCCTGATTATGTTGATCCGGGAACAGGAGAGAAGCAGAATTATATTAACTATCAAGCAATGGTATAATGCTAGAGCACATCACCAAGATGCTTACAGAGCATCATT